AATTTTAGATTCTGTTTTCATTTAAGAATACTAAACCTCTATTTCGTACAAAGGCCTTTTTACCTTTTTTGCCTAAGTTTAATGTTGATGCTGATCTAACTTGCTTGGTATATTCTTCATTGTAAGACATTCCATATTTTTTAAAAGTGTCAATCCAATATTTTTCTTCCTGTAGATTGACATGATGATGTCCTTCCCACCCTGGTGGAGCATATGTTACTAATACAACTTTGCAACACTGAAAGGCCTTTATATAGTTAGGAATGTATTGTTCATATACGTGTTCAACAAATTCAACGCTCCACCCTATATCATACGTGCCTGATAAAGGTGCTGGACCTACAGTAAAGTCGTGTATTATAAATTTATCTTTTTTATATCGTTCAACAGTGTAATCGCCGTCAATACCTAAACTATCAAGTCCCATTTCTTCTGCTAGTTGGACCATGCCTCCGGGACCACAACCTATGTCCAAGTATGTTTTTGCATTAAATGTATCTTTTAGATAGTTTAGTGCTCCGTGATCTACATGTGTTTTATTTGCGTGTCCGCCTAAGTGTTCCTCTAGCATTAGATTCTCCTCTTTGCCTTGGCTAATTGTTGTTTTTTGTTCTGACCTTTTACGTGTAGGAAATGGCTTCCTATTTTTGAATTACCAAAAGGATTTTTATCAGTTGTAGAATCTATATTTAGATCATCAAATAATTCCGTTTTCCTGTATTCTTTTCTAACGGCATCAAACAAAAAACTATCATGAGTTTCTGATATTTCGGTAAATTTACCCGAGGGATAAATGTTCCACCAAGTATCAACAAAATGTTTTGTTTGTGGGTGATTCAAATTAAATCCCATAAATCCGCACTCACTATAATTTGTCTTCCTTCCAAGATAGGAGACTATTTTACTTTCATCACAGATAGACTTTAAGAATTTATCATCAATTTTTTTAAAGCACTCAGCGTCGGTATCGAGCCAGAACAACCAACCGCTATCCTGTTTCTTAACATGAGACAATAGAGGAAAAGTTTTATGTACCCACTTGATAGCATGCGTTCTCCATTCGCCCCTACCGTTTCCAGTTGCCTTAGGATGATCCTTATATGCTTCCTTAAATTCTGATAGGTAAGGCACAGTTTTATATAAATCAAACCATTCTACTCTGCCTGACAGTCCTTGTTTGGCCTTTGCAAGATCCTTATCATTTAACTCGTGATAGAGATAAATTTTTCCACCAGGATACCAGTTTTCGTCTAACTTTTTTACAGTTTGACTGGCCACTTCGTCCCAATAATGTTTATTAAAACTGGTCAGGACGTTGTACATTATTTTTTAACTGCCGTGCCGATTGTTCTTCTTACGATATCATCGTGATTGAATTCTGCCCAATACAGTTCAAATGCTACACCATCTTCCACACCTTCAAACTGGTGAATCTTACCTGGTTTTACCTGTGTGAATTCCCCTGGACCAAGTATGGTTTCATCTACTAATCCTTTCTGATCAGCGTCCTGCCATACACGCACAATCATCTTTCCTGATTCTACAAAGAAACCATTCCATTTGTATTGATGCTCGTGTTCTGAACATTTAAATCCTTTTTTAAACTCAATACGGTGAAACTCTAGCACACCGTTTGCATGGATCAATTCCGTCTGACCCCATATCTTACCTGCTTTCATAGTCATCCTTTCTTCCTTGCTCTATGGCGTTATTATATGTAATTATCAGAGTAAGTTAGCCAATTCAACTACTTCTGACTGTCTGCTTATCTCTTTGACAAAATAAGCACAAGGTGGATTAGGTTCGTCGTGAAGCGGAATAGTTAATAATTGACCGTTCTTCATTTTTGGAAAATACCATCTTACGTCCTGATAGATATTAATAATTTCTACGGGCATAAACTCGCATCTATATCCTTTAATGGGATTAATTACAAATGCTTCAAACCCACGCTCATTAATAGAAGTTAATGGAAGAACTTCAGGATCGCTACCGCAATCGCTATCTCCTACTAGGATGCACCAATCAAGTGGCATTTGAACTTCGTGTCCGCCAATCTTCATTAGTATAGCCGGACTATTAAAAGATTCTAAAAATATAAGTGGCTGAAAGAAAAAGTCTGGATTCTTTGGGTCAGAATTATCTAACACACTAAATCTAGCATCTTCAGAAACTTCTTCTGGTAATTCATTAAGGTCAAACGCCTTATTATCTAATGTTAATATTCTCATTGGTTCTCCTGTAAACCTGGGTATGTTTTTTCATGTCTGGCTATCCAAACATTATCGGGTCCTACTTCGTAAAATCCAATAACGTCCATAACTGCTTTTTCAACGGACGGATAATCTATATCGTGTCCCATCATCCAGCCATCATGTTTTAGTTTAGGCATCCAGGCAATTAAATCTTTTCTTACATTTTTATAAGTATGCGAAGCATCTATAAAGAAAAAATCTAAACTGTTATCAGCAACAAAATCTGGAGATACTCTACTATCGGTTTCATAAGTTTTTAATCTATGTCCGTATTTCTCCTTGACCTTGTCATTAAAAAATTGTGTAATATCCTTGTCTATGGCATACATTTCACACATAGGATTGTTGTCTAGAATATGGAACGTTGTTTTTCCTGTCCGGACACCAATTTCTGCACCTAATTTAAGATTATTGTTTTTAACAATATCGCTTAAAAAATGTTCTCTCGTACCGCTAGTTTCTGATGTATACTTAACAATCAAATCTAACTTTTCGTTGTTAATTACTTTCATTATTGTCCTCATAAAAAGCAATTGTATCACTCTTATATTTTTTAACGGTAAATCCTAAATCTAATAGAAATATAATTGCTTCATCTGCTTCGTTTCTTTTATTCTCAAACATGATCGTCGGTCTGTTCTTTTTTAAAGTTTTTACAGCACCTTTGATTACATTAAGTTCGTATTGTTCTGTGTCAATTTTTATAAAATCGACATCATTAAAAAACTTATAATCGTCCAATCGTTTTACTTGAACTTCAAACTTTTCTCCATCAGTCCAATCCTTGTTTCTTAATTCAGAAATAGATCCGTGTTCTGGATTTTGTGTTTCGCTGTTTACAATTAGTGTTTTAATTTCTTCACTATCTCCTAATGCAACATTATAACATTCTAAAAGTTTATTACTAGAAAGTTCCACAAAACTTTTTGGATTTGGTTCAAAACAAATAATTCTTTTAAACTTATCAACATACGGAAAAGATGTTTTTCCATTACTTGCACCTATGTCAATATATGTACGGAAATTTTTTATCTTAGGCATTGCCCAATCATCTATTTTAACTTCGCTCATGTATCCACCTTTGTTACTGTGTGAGGATATTTTGCTTCTTTATAGAATCTTTTTCTCTCTGTTAAATGTCTTTTTGCATACTTACAGGTAGAAGTAATATCCCAAATCTGTACAAAATCCTTATCCTCTGCCTTTCTTATTCCGCGCCCAATGCTTTGAATAACACGGACAAAACTTTTCCCGGGTTCAATAAGAACCAAATTAAAAATACGAGGAATATTAATACCAACAGCGGCAACCCCATAAGTAGCAATAATAATCTTTCCGTCACTTGTTTTAATTTCGTCATATTGTTCTTTTCTATCGTCTAGTTTCACATCGCCTTTAATAAATGTTGCTTCGGGAATATTCTTTAACAGTTTATTACCTGTATCGATTCTATTAACTAGGACAAGAGTATTACCATTCTTAGCAACGGTATTAATATGATTAGCAATGTATTTTAAACGCTTCTCGTCGGTCACTAACCAAGTATATTCTTCTTGGTAACTTCTAAACTCTTCAATATCTTTTGTTTGTAAAATTTGAATATCAAGTTTTGCTAATACACCCTTTTCTTGTAGGTCGTGTGCTGATACGTTGTTAATTACTGGTCCTATACTAGCAAGGATTCCTTGAAACTCCCATTTTTCCTTAGGCACAGTTCCTGTTAAACCCCAGCGTATAGGAGCATTCCTAAAATTTACTGTAAGTAATTTTTTAAGAACATCTGCCTTTGCTTGGTGTACTTCGTCTATGATAATTGCTCTTACACCTTCTGTAAATTCTGCAAGAGTTAGTGTATCACTGTCGTAACTTTTCTTGTCAAGAACATTAAGACTTTGCCAAGTACAAATAGTATGTGTATGATTTAATTCCTTGCGATCACCAAAGTAAACACCTACATCAAGTCCTAAATTTTTGTAATCTTCTTCAGTCTGAACAACAAGGCTCTTGTTTGGTACAATAACCATTGTGCGGCCATAAGGCTCACATAAATGCGAAAGGGTAGCAGTCGTAATAGTCTTACCGGCACCTGTTGCAACCTCCTGTAACGATTGTGGATTTTCTAAAAATTGATTAACGACATCGTATTGATAGTCACGCAACACTATAGGTTGTCCTGCCTGTTGATGTCCTTCGGGCCAAACCTTTCCCTTGTCAGCCCAGTAATTTTCATCAATTTTACTAAAGTCAAACTTATGATGCTCTCGCTGATCTATTACCTCAATATCATATCCGTCATTTTCAACTATAGGAAGTGCAACATCAAGATGTGCCAAGAAACCGTTTCCACCAATTCCAAAGAAACTAACAGTTCCGTCCCAGCGTCCTAGTTTGAAAGCAGGCATGTGTCGTGCATAAGGAAGATCGTATTTTAATTTGTTAGCGATCTTCCTTCTAGTCTCGACAGCAAGTCCTTCGAACTTGATGTTTACTTCGTCTTTTATAATAAGTTTACAGTTCAACTATATCTTCCTTATCTTTAACAGGTTTGTATTCTCCAATAAAAACAACGCATGGGTGATTATTAAACATCGCCCTTGCTGTGGAATTCATACCCGGTAATAATTCATTTGTAGCAACTATTATAACATCATTTACGTCTTTGAACAACCACTTTGCTGGCTTCTGTTGGAAGATTAGGAACTTTGCGTCCTGTATTTTTCCACCAAAACCGCTTTGATTGACCCATTTGTTAAAATCTGGATTCTCTTTATTGCTTGATCTAAAACAAACTCTAAAGTCAGTCCTGTCATAACCTAGTTTTTCTATTTCAAAAGCAAGATGCCTAATCCAATCTTCTGCACGCTCGCTTCTTTCCAAGATCAATAGTATCTTACCCTCAACTCCGTAAGACAATTGTAAAAATTGTTCTATATCTCTAGCGAAAAAGCGGTTTCCTTTATTACTTGCAATTTTTTCAAAAACGTTATTTGGTTTTTCGTTATATATGTAACCCATGTTCTTTGCTAGAATTAAATCAGCAGATACTTTATTAGATTTGTGACTATTAAAGTAATCCAGGGCATCCTCAGGAGCATTCCTTAGGAATACTTGATTGTTTTCAATAACAGATCTTCGTTGATGAAATTTTTGATTTTGCCAAATTTCCTCAACATTTGATAATGCTTCCATAAAAGATTCGTCGATTTCAAAATCTCTTTCTTTACAAAAATCAAATACAGGCATTGAGTTATAATCGTAGAATTTTAATTTTCTAATTTTCCTTTCTCTGTCCCATTGGCTTGACTGCGATGCCCATCCTTGTTGAGAAATAATTTCTCTATCAAATTCTTCCTTTAACTGAAATGGAAATCTAAAGCACATCCATATTTCTTTGCCATCCTGTTCAACCCAGACCTTCTTTGACTGATCTATAATTCTAAAAGAATTTTTCCAAAGAGGTTGTTCTAAGTGAACTATGAAATCATAATAGGGCTGGCAGGTGTTTCTATATTTTGTTAATATTCTGAGTATGTACTTTGCTTGATTTTCAGTTAGTTGTGCATTAGAATTTAGACTAGTATAAAAACTTACAGCGGCACTCCTATCATTAGGCTGCATGAAAATTCTATTCGTCGACATTGTGTCGAAGAATTTCAAAAATATATCTTCAATGTAGAATGGTTCTTTCATTCTGTTATTATACTATCTCTGTTAACAAAAATCAAGAGTTTAGTTGTGCTAAAATATGATTTTCTAATCTTTTAATAGGAATGCCCTTGGATATTTCTTCCACGGTCCACTCGGTATGTGCTACCTTGACTAACCAATCCTGCCTATCGGGCAATACAGGATTTAGAATATTTTCAAATGTATCAGATACAGGATATGCTAGGCTAGACGAATCACATATGATAGGAGTACCTGCGATAGCAGCATGGATTGGAACTCCGCTGTTATGATTGATTACACAATGATAATCATACCGTATATCAAAGTCGTCATAGGTTCCATCTATCTTAACTGGATTTTGCCTTATGACATTTTTAAATTCGTGTTCTATTCCAGGCATTGGTGATCTTGGATGTGGTCGCAAAACTATTGTTTGATCTGTTTTTTCTCTTATTCTTTCGACAACAGAATACACCCAAGAATCTACGGAAGGCATCCCTTCCCATTGCAAACTCTTAGAATGCTGTGTTGCAACTAGTATACTCTTTGATCTATATTTGTTTTCTTCCTTGAGATATATTCCTAACTCAGCAGGACGATCGATATCTAAATTAGCATCATTTCCAAATATTCCTAAACCGTGTATATGATTTAGACATATTCTCCACGTTATGTTTCTCTTCAGATTTCCTACTTCTATAATTACAATGGGTTTATTGTTTTTCCTGGCATTTTCAAAAATTAACTTGTTAGGTAACATACGTCCGTTCCATAACACCGACCAGATGACTGAAACATCCTCGTTATCGCTAACGACTTCGTGCCCTGCATGTTTGAGACCTTGCTCAAATGCATTGAAAATGTCTGGACTGTTTAATGCACCGTGCTCTCTGAAAAGTTTGAACCGCATGTTCTCTCCAATAAATATAGTAGTATTTAATGGTTTAAGATGAATAAATTTAAAAAAAGAATATCAAAAAACGTAAAAAAAGTTCCAATTGACTGCCTAGTTGTTGGTAACGGATTTGGAAACTTTGATAATTTACTAGAAATGTTTAATACAGTGTTCGTCTATGAAACTGACATAACAACCAAATCAAGAAATCTAGTTTTTAGAAAAACTATTGAAAGTACCTTTGATTTGAGAGACGTTACTGCTATTTTTATAGATTTAGATAAATTACATATAATGGATCAGTTGTCGCCATTAATAACTAAAGTTGAGCCAGACATTTTTATAGAAGGCGAGGAAGTAATTCCTAAAACTCAAAGTAAACTGTTATATCAAATAGGATATAAAGCAATAGCACAATTAGGTTGGTGCCATCAATGGAGTAGATTAAAGTGAGTATAACCGTAGTAACAACTTTCCATAAACAAGGATATGAACAATACGGAAAAAGGATGATTGAATCCTTTTTAAGAAATTGGCCTGCAGAAATAAAACTTTATGTGTATGCTGAAGATTGCACAGTGCAAGAGTCTGCACCTAACTTAATTGTAAAGAATCTTCATCAGGCAAGTCCTGAACTTGTTGCTTTCAAGGAGAGATGGAAAAACATTCCCAAGGCAAACGGAGACGTTAGTTCTGATCCAATTAGAAGTAAAAGAAAAGATTCAGGAAAAGGGTTTAAATGGCATGCAATAAGATTTGCACACAAGGTATACAGCATTTTTTCATGTGCCAAAGAATGTAATACAAAATGGTTGATGTGGATGGATGCAGACACTTATTGTCATAGTCCTATAAGTTCAAAGCAACTAAATGGACTTCTTCCTGGCAAGCAAGAACTTTGTTACCTAGGACGAAAAGGAAAATATAGCGAATGTGGACTTTATGCTATGAACATGGAATCACAAAGTACTAAAGATTTCTTGACAGAATTTCAAAGAGTATATGACGATGCGGAAGGTCAGGGTGGAATATTTTCAATGATTGAGTGGCACGACAGTTTTGTCTTTGATGTTGTTAGACAAAGATTTCCTAACCTTAAACAGTATGATTGGGCAGCATCTTTACATGATTTAAGACCACGACCTGGTATGTCTAACGGTGAAGGACATCCTCTTATAAACTGCGAATGGGGTGCGTATTTAGATCACCTTAAGGGCGGAAGAAAGCAATTAGGTAAAAGTAAAAGAGACGATTTAAAGGTTCCTAGACCAGAACCGTATTGGCAACAGTTTAAATAAACTTTCTAAAAAACTGCCATGCTTCTCCGGAACGCAGTTCATCAAAGTTCCAATGACACATTGATAATTTTTCTACCCAAGCCTGTCTTTCAAACATCTTTGGATCTTCAATCCTTTTAAGATTTGTGTTGCACACACCGAACGACTGGCTAATTTCGACCTGAGGGTCTGTAACAAAAGTTGGAACTCCGTCGATTGCACTAGCAATACTAGGTGAACTGTTATAAACAATCGATGCCCAAGCGTTAATAAGGTCTTGTCTAATATGGTTTTTACTTAATGTAATATGTTTGTATTTTCTAAATATAGACTGATCAAACCATCTCTGCCATTTTTTATCTCCAGGGTGGACTCTTATAACAATGGGTCTGTCTGAAAAGGATCTTACCTTCGCAACAGTTTCTAACAGCCATTGATTAACAGATAATCCTTTCATACTCCAGCCACCATTTCTTTGACAACAAATTAGTATATGAGTTCCTTGTGTTCTCCAAGGTTTAAGTGATAGTCCTAGATTAGCACTTATCTTTTTCCATCTTAGCGGATCAACTTCGGTATCAAAATAAAATCCAGTTGTAGGAAAAACTCCATCAAAACTATATCTTAGATATGTCTTTGTATTTCCAGGATCTGCAAATAAAAATAAGTTACTATCAACTATCAAAGAACGCTTTCCATTTTGTTTTTGCATATCAATTGCGTTTTGTCTTAGAGTTAAATGCGGAACTCCTTTCTTCCCGTCCTCATGCACGAATCCTTGTACAAATGCCACATCACAAGGAATAGCATTCATGCCTCTGTGATCAACACCTTCGTCTCCCGAAGCTCTTACTCCTTGTAGAAAGTTATCTAAAATTAGAGGCTTTTCTGGATTATTATTGTTTGGCGGAATTCCACCATAGTATGCAACTGCTTTAAATTTTGACATGATATTTCTCTATAATACGTTTTGCTGTTCCGTTCATTAATTCTTCTTTTGTGAATTGACTATAACTTAACATACAAAGCCAGTCGGTAATTTTTCCATAATATAGATCATTGATATCAGAAAGACTGTTTTTTGTAATGGGATTAGTAATGTGTTTTCCTAATGTAATTGCCGGAATACCTGCCCAAATTGCTTCAGTTGTTGCATTAGAATTAATGCTTATAACACAATAGTAATCCTCATTAAGTAGTTCTTTAAATAAATTAGTTCTTTGATTTAAAGGTGCTTTTTCTCTAAATTTGATAGGCTTATCTGTATACTTCCTTAATTCTGCTTCCACATCGTATTTCCAAGTTTTTAAATCGCAATGAAAAATACTTGCAGCAAACGGACCCGGTTCAATGACATATATAACATCACCGTTCTTTCTCCACGGAACAGGAAACTTAACGAAGTTCTCTAGCCTAGATGTAGGAGCATCAAAGTATTCACCATAGTGTAAATGATTTCTCACTAGTCTATGCCATTTTTTATTGGGCTCTAAAAAGTTTGTATAACCGCTATCTATAAACCAAAAAGGATAATTGTTATCTATTTTAGTGACCAACAGTTCTTCGTTACCTACTGTATTTCTAATTAAACAATCTTGATCATAGGAAACAAAATCTTTTCTTCGTATAAATGTTCCGTTTGAGTCTAAACTTAAACCTGTTCCCTTGACAAAATTTTTATATTTGCTGTTTTTATAATTTTCAAATATAGTTTCTAATCCTAGGGTGTTAATAATCTTTTCAAGATTTTTATGTATTGTGTTAAAATCACTATTTTTCTTTTCTTTCAGCCAATCTCTTATGTAAGAATAATAATTTTCCATGTCCTTGGCTATCGCTTTTTTTAATTTATTATAGAACTTTTGTTTGGTATTATCATCCCAAGAATGTTTTGGTTTTACATAAACTTTTTTATTATCTAGTTTTCTTGCAACTTCCTTTTCGATGAACAATTGTTTTACATAGTTTACATTGTCCTCAGGCACAGGTTGTTTTTTTGCATCGCGATGTGTATCAACAAGGCTATGTAAAAAATTTGCAATTTCCTTATCGTTTAAAAGTAGTTTCATGAGTATTTCTCTGTAAGTTCGTATGCCATGCCATTTAAAATCTCTTCCATGGTAAATTGTCCGTATGCTAAGTTCATGCATTGCCTTTCTATTAAACTAGGATCAGGTTTAAATGGATTAGAAATAGTTGAAATGTCGGAACCTGCAATGGGTGTGGCACAGCAAGGAACACTCACTGTTGCAGGAACACCATATGCTACCGATTCTAGTGCTGCTATACTATTAAATGCTACAGTAACAGCAGTTCCGCTATCTAGTGCATCATATATGGAATATGTATTATTACGATCACTTCGTGAACCTTTTATTCGTACTTCTACAGGTAACTTACTAAATTCTTTTAATTTATTTTCAGTTTCCTTAACCCATTCGTCATAATTTACATTATAATATTTGCAGGCCTTTGGATTAGGCATTACTAGTAATATTTTTTTATTGTAATTTTTCCAGCCCTTCCATTCTAATCTAGGATCTTGTTTAATTAATTGTTCCCAACGATCGCTTGGTACATTTCTAATAATTGAGTGCTGATTCTCATTCTTAACTACTCTGTGCCATATTTTTTTACCACTTGGATTTCCTTTACTTGGAAAATTTCCTAAGTATCCAGTATCTATGTAGTAAAAGTCTCTTCCGGTTTCGATACATCTATTCACGTGATCTTTTTTAATAACGCCTCTCAGTACCAAGGGCTTGGAAGTTTCGTTGGTGTCGGTAGTAAGCCTATTTCCTGAGCCTATTACTAATGCTTCTTCTAAAGAGTAATCTTTCATAATTACTTCATCATCTCAAATAGTTCTTTTTTCCACAGATCAGAAAATTCACATTCTCTATAGTTTTCAAACCAAGGGCCGCCTTCTGTATAGTGTATTAGTTTAGGCGTTTCATAATCGTCATAAACTCCAACTAGGTAATTCCAAGTATGATCCAATTTTCCGATTTCTTCGTCTTTCAACCAACTAAATCGGTGCATATACTTTCCAGTTGTTTCAAGATTATTGATTAAGTCAGTAGTTACAACCTTATTACTAGGATGACCGCAGTTCCATAATACAACACTTGACCAATTCTTACGTGGATATACTGTTTGTTTTTGTCCATCCATTTTTACACCTTCTTGTACTTTGTAATCGTGATGGACACACATAACAGCATACTTGTCGTCTGCTTGATCAAAAAGTTCCTTGATGTCTGTTGTAAGGATCATATCACAGTCCATAAACAATGCCCAGCCCTCAAAATTTGTAAGTTCTGGTATAAGGAAACGTGTAAAAGTAAATTCTGTGCTTGCAAGTTTATCTACAGGTCTAGTGTACCATCCTGCATCTCTTAGTTCTTGCTGTTTTAGCGGTTGAACATCCGCATTTGGCTGTTTACTTATAATACTGTGTTTACATACCTGATATGCAATGTCTTCTCTTGTGTCGTATCCTACAAATACTTTCATTTTTCCTCCAACATCCTTTTGGCTTTGCCTGTTTGTAACTCGCTTATATGGAATTGACCATACGCTAGGTGACAACCCCATTCAAATAATTTATCTCTATCGGGATAGTATGGAGTTTCAATCTTTGATAGATCTTTTAAAGAAACTGGTGCCGCTGCTGTTTGAGGTGCTAATGCAAATACTGGAATGCCATGAAATATAGACTCGACTGCTGCGTTGCTATTAAAAGTTACAAGTGCAAATACGTCATTGTCTAATGCATCTTGTAATGTATCTGTAGTTAATCTGTCTAATCTTAATTTATTTCTTTTTCTAACTTCAACAGGTCTGTCGGTATGTTTTTTAATTTCCGTAATTGTTTCTGCGACCCAATTGTCATAATCAATACCATAAAATTTCATAGGTTTTTCATCAGGTGCAGCAATTAATATTTTTCTTCCGTCTTTCTTCCACGGATTAAATTTTTTTCTAAATGCTTCAAATCTATCTGCAGGTCTTTTAATTATTTCGTCACCGTGCTGTAAATTATTTTTAACTATTCTATGCCAATATTTCCAACCGTTGGGATTGCTTTGAGTTCTCTCATTTCCAAAGTATCCTGTGTCCATGTAATAGAAATCTCTTTGATCTGCCCAGCACTTGAACATAAATTTTTTCTTCAGTATTCCTCTTAACGCTATGGGTTCGTCGGATTCATTATAGTCAAAAAGGTCAGGATCAACTGGATCTGATCCGCAACCCCGAGCAAACATATTCATATAAGGGTCGTCTTTTCCTTTACTTAAAAAAATCCATTTGCTCATCTTCTTTCTATATCCTCTTCAACGCAGGCTTCGCCGTATTGAACTTCTAAAATGTGTGCTAGGTCAGTTCCCGGATTTGATGCTTTGTGCCAAGTTCCTACAGCAATATCGTAACCCTTTTTTAATGCCTTTAATGTTTGTTGTTCTTTTCTTTCTTCCCATTCAGTAACCATGCTAACTGTTCCTTTTAGGACATACCACATTTCGCTGCGTTTAAAATGTCGTTGATCCGATAAACTCTTTCCTGGTTCGATTACTAATTCCTTGACTTTGAATCCATTTTGTGGTTGATCATCTAACACTCTATACCAACCCCAATTGCGTATAGTTTTGGGTGATTTCCATTCTGTTAGGATCCAACTCGAACTGTTCTTTTTGTCCGCGCCGCCGACACTAAATTCAAATGATAAATTTTGATCTGTGTGCGACATTTCTGGAATATTAGTTGATGTTCTATCTCCGCCGTTGGCAAAGATAATGTGTGCTTCTGGATATAACAGTCTAGCATTATTAATCGCTTCTAAGGCTGAACCATCAGTATCATCAAACAAAAAGACATTATCGACCATTTCTAAGTGTCTAATAATTTGTGTTCGTTCGGTGCTTGGCATGAATGCTTTGCCTTTTTTGCGTTCGAGCCATCCGTCCGAATTAATACCAACTAACAGTTTATCCCCTAGTTGTTTTGCTGCTTTTAAATACTCAATGTGACCTGAGTGTATAGGGTCAAACCCACCAGTAACTAACACTATTTTCATGCTAGTATTTATATGGTCAGATAATTATGAAAATATATTATGGATTAATTAATAAACCCAAGAAACAAAAGAATATCTCGTTCCTTTGGTAATTGTGTCTACTCGATGGGGATATAAAAATAAACTAGGAAATATTAACAGATCGCCTTTAGACAATGGTATCTTTGTATCTGTAAACATTACAAAATCACCGCCGTCGAAATCATCGTTGAGCAATCCTACTACACTCAACGTTGGAATTCCTTTTATTTCCCCGTCAAAACAAGCATGAATATGGTCAATATGTTCAGTCATTAATGACGATTCATTATAGATATTATATTTTGGAACAGTAAATCCATTCCAACTCTTGTGCCAATCAAAATTATAATGATTGTAATAATCATTAACTCCGTTCCAGACAGCCTCCATTAACGCTTCTCTAGTTTTAATTGGAACCGCATCCGAACCTTGTATCTCATAACGCTCTTCTTCGCCGGGATTAACCTTTTGTTCGCCCTGATAGTTTAGAAAGGTTGCTTTTTTTGCATTAAGGTTAGGAATATCGTTAATAGTATCATTACAAATATCAGATGATACTCGATTTTGTAAAACCATTACATAATTGTCTAAATTTTTTTGCATTACAACCTGTTCAATAATTTTTTTGTTGATTCAAGAAAAGACTTCATGTCTCTTCTAAATTCTTTGTGTGCAAGATAACTCCACGCTGTAGAAACATACTTATCGTTATCATTTGCCTCTTCAACAATTAGGTCAACATCTAAATTTCTATTAATAGGAATTAATTGACAAAGCGGAGTTCCTGCTTTTATTAAAATTTTATCATTGAGTTTATGCCAAAATAATTGAACATTAATTTCTATCTGCGTATTACAATCTATAATTCCGTGTGCGGCAGTAAAAATATTATGATCGGGATACGGAACTGGCATTTGTAAGAAAACAATATCGCTGGTGCTTGATATTCTCCATCCGGTTTGTATTTTAACCAAACACTCTAATGTGTCTTCTCTAAATGGTAAGAATTTTGATAACTGATCTGCTGAGTGAGATCCAACATAAACATCAGGAAGACCATACTGTCTTACATCTATTGGACAAGACCAATCGAAGGCTTTTTTATTTTCTATCTTCGTTTCAATTACAAAGTCAATAGGTGCTGTAATTATAAAACCTTTCTTAAACAGTTGCCCAATTCCAGGACATCTGCTAGTGCCACCGAATAGGTATTCATCTGGTTGTGAATTATTTGCAGTCGTCTTGTAATCAATTGCAGATTTTTTAAACCATTCAAATGGATAGTCTTGTGATCTTACTACAGGATGAGAAACTTCAACACCAGGAAGTAAATTTACAAATCTTGCTTTTGTCTTTTTCTTCCAAAACATGTTAAAGTGTTGCGTCATCTAATCCAGCAGTTCTTAGTTTTACAATGTTTGATAACTGCCATTGTTTAATGTCGAGACCCTTAATAATACCTAACCATTTATTACGTAGTAAGGCAAATTCATTAATAATCTTTTCAAAATCAACAACGTCTGCTTCGCCGTCTACAAACTTCTCAGCATCTCTAGAACTTAATGAACGTTGATAATTTTCAACATATCTTCTAAAGTGAGATGCTCGTAAACGACGAAGTTCTATGTTAAGATATTCTAGGATCGCTTCAATTTCTTGAAGTTGGCTAAAACGAGTTTCAACAGTTGCTGGCATTGTTGCCGCAGCCATTTCAATTCTACCTCTGATGTTAGTTTCTTTCTTGGCTTCTATTAGTTCACCTTCGAAATACTTCACAGCATCAGGTATAGTTGAAATGTCCTTAGAAACTCTATCGTACCAATTCATTTAATTAATCGTCCCATTCGTCATTGTCACCGGGTTCTTCATCTATTGCGTACTCGATTGCTGTGTCAAGATATGTGTCGATACCCATCATGCCTTCGAGTGTTGATTCGGAAATTCCGTAATCAAGCAACGTGGTTATGTATTCCGATGCGGCCTCCTGCTTATCCTTGTCAGGAATGCGTTCGCCTAACACATTCCAAATATCAGCAAGTAGATCCTGATTCATATTTTTACTCTCCATTGACAGATTCTGTTTCTACCTCCTTAACGGTTTCTTCTGCATCTGCAATGTCTGGCTTGTTGGCAATGTCATTAATAATCATGTCTAACTTTTCACCAACCCATGCCTTTCGGTAATCCAAATGCACTTCTCCGTTAAGGTCAGTGTATTTAAGTCGATTGCCGTCTTTCTTGAGTAAACCCTTCGCTTCGAAGAGATCAACCAATCCACTGTAAGGATCCATTCCTGTTTCGTACGGAATCTTAACTTGGACTGATTCAAATGGTTTTGCGTAACGTGTCTTCATAACCTTACAGGCTGCACGAATACCACGCACATCTGTTACCTTGTTACCATCTTCATCTTCTTTTAGTTTCAATTTACGCATTGCTACTACAATAGATGAAGCATAGATAAATCCTTGTCCACCACTAATCTTGTCATCTGGATCAAACATATCCTGTGATGCATACGTGTGGTTAGTACATACCATACCTACGTTGTAACTACCAATCATGTTAACTGTATTACGCACGAGTGATGTCAGTGCCTTAGGCTTACGGCCCATGTCACCCTTCATATCACCCTTTTGGAATTGATCAACATCAGTTGGTGTTAGTAACATACCTAACGAGTCAATAACGAACAACACCTTAGGTCGTTCTTCTTCCGCCATTTCTCTGTACTCTTTCATAAACTCACTAATAGTTTTTGCTACGTCGTCAATCATTGACATATTGAGTTTAAGTAGTTTTTCTTCTGATGTATCAACATTCAAAGCCTGCAACCACTTTTCATCAAGTGCATTCTCTGAGTCAACTAGTACTACAAAGATGCCTTGATCCTGTGCTGCCTTTACAATGTTTGCTGAACAAAAGTAAGATTTACCTGAACCGGATTCTCCAGCGAACACAGTAACCTTACCTAGCGGAACTCCCTTGTGGAAGTCACCACTGATCAAATAGTTTAGAGCAAGGTTTCCAGTAGAAACCCAATCAGTAGGATCGTTAAATCCAATACCTAGTCCGTCAATGCTCTTTGTCAGACTTTTTCTAAATTTAGAAATATCAAATGCTTTTGCCATAATGTCCTTTTCCTTGTTGTAATGAGTGTGAGCCCACAATGAGCTCACACCCAAACTCTTTATTGCTGACGACTACGGATCATTGCTAAAATGTCCTGAGCCCTGTTAGCACTATCACCACCTTGTGCTGGTGCCGCTGCTTCTGGAGCAGGTGCTGCCGCTGCTTGTGGAGCAGATGCCGCTTCGGTTACCGGAGTTGATGATTGTGCCGGAGTTGATTTAGACTTGTTAGGGTCACCTGTAGCCTGGCCCATACCGGCTGGCTTAAAGTATTGTCCCCATTTGTCCATATCGTATGCTTCTCCGTCAACTGACGCTTCGAACATTTCCTTCATCACTTGAAGTTCAACTTCTGAAGGCTTCTTAGGTAAGAAGTCATTTAGATTAAACAGACCGTGTGAGTCAACTGCTGCCTTTTCTTCATCACTCAAAGCACGTTCTCTACGTGACCATTGTGAAGTTGAGTAGTCAGCATAACCACCTTTGGATGTTTTCTTAATACGGAAATCAACACCCTTCATAAAATCTGTTGGCAATTCTTCCAACTCAGGATCCATTAATGCACCCTTGATAATTTGGAAAATTTGTGGTCCAATGATAAACCTACGGATAGGATTATCTGGAGTTGAATCCTCATTTAGTGGATCATCTACCACAAAGCCTTGGAAAATATAAGAACGCTTCTTCCAATACTTACGACCCATGTCTTCTAAAGATTTATCTTTAAACCAAGGACGAACTTCGCTTAGAATTGGACATACTGATCCGTCGTTATACATTTCCACGCATGGAACTTGTACTTGTACAGAACGGTTGTCTGATTCACCTTTGATACCTGCGAAAGGTAATTTGATCATCGCACGTTCAACCCAAAAGAATGTGTTAGCACTGTTACCGTCTGGTAAGAATCTTACCAAGGCTTCCTTGCCTTCTTGCATATTCCAATGTGGGTAAATTGCGTTGTCTCCGCCACCAGTAGAATTACCAGTTGAGCGATTTTGTTGTTCCGCTAGTTTTGCGCGGATTTCTGCTAATGATGCCATTTTGTAGCCTCCTTTGTTTGCCTAATAAAAAATGTCATTTATGCCTAATGCACAATATGTATTATGTGCTCTTTTATTTATATTGTCAAGCAGATTTTTCTAAATAATCTGACTTTTTAATTCCAAATCAGATTATAGAGCAGGGTGTTTCTTCCAAACAGGGCCAATCAGTTGATGGACCTCCGCAAACACCAGCCAGTACCACGGGTTCGTATGCTTCTCCCCGTTCGTAAACAATGTCATATCCAGCACAGCCAGATAGCATTATCACAAGCACTATTAGTAGTCCTACTACTCCTAACCATTCTATTTTATTCATAATCCGAATCTTTCTTAAATGATTGTATGTCTATGCACACTTCCAATTGTATTGGTGTTAAGTATTTTAAATCTTTCAGGCAATCAATGTTACCGTGTTGTATGCTGTCGTGGACTTCCAGATCGTTTTCTACTGGACCATGCCAAATCAATCCAGCAAATACTAAAACAACAATTATCAATCCCCAAGGACTAGGTTCTGGTGCCTTGTCCATAATATAATCTCCTAAACGCAGTCGCCTTGATCTGCTAATCTAATATAAACACCCCGATCATATTCTTCCTTGGTTA